CATCTATACTGCTGGGGTCAACGTTTAGGTCGATTACATCCGGTACTAATTCATCCATGGGGGGCCCTCTCGTAAGTAATTAGTTTAAACCAAAAAAGCCGCACATTAATATGAACGGCTCTTATTGGAGGATTTGGACTTACCTGAGCTTTCCTTCATAGCTTTCGACTCTTTTTCAAATTCATCAATCAGTCGATTAACAAACCATCGGCGGAGCTGAATCGGTAAGTTGTATGCTTCAAAGAAGGACCAGCCCCCATGGTGTTTGAGAACGAACAGCTCTTCGTAGACGCCCTCTTGGTATTTAGACGTTAGGCCAAAAAAAGTCGACGCCCAAAGGTACGCCGATCCTCCCCTCATGCAGACAATTCTCACAAGTAAACTCTTGAGTTAAATCTACGTCAGGTACCACCTTATCATAAGTGGCTCGCAATTTGCGGGAAGCACTGGCGGGAAGCACATCGATAAATTGTGCGATAGAGTTGGGGTCCGACATTCCATTAACTCCCTGAATGATCATATGGAGTTGATTGGTGATGGGCGACTCGGGAAGGTTCATCTTCTTTTGTTTAGCCTTGCGGGCGGTCCATGAGTTCTCATCAGCGCCAGTCAAAAGTTTAAGTTCGACTGTGACAGTTGTTGTCCCAATCTCTAGTGCCACCTCGAAGTGGCCCGAAGGCAGAAGAGTAGCGCTCTCGGGCAACTCTTGTGCAGTGTCCAATTCTAATTCTTGTAGGTTAAAGGTGTGGTTGCAAATGTCATCACAGCCCGGGCACTTTATGCGAGTCTCATAGCCGGCGCCGAAGCCGGTGATACGTGTCGCCATAATAAGCGCATTCTTATCTCCCAACAAAAGGTCGGTTACTTTGATTTGTTTATTAACGATTACTGATTGAAGAAGTCGATCGACTGCGACGCCTTTCTTAAGAAAAGACTCAGAGGTCAAAATATCTTCTTCTTTGGCCGTCATATGACGGATCTCAACGGTGTCGGAGCCGTGAAGAGGGTGACCTTCACCATAAAATCTGCCTTTGCTGGGGAGGTCTACAAAATCAGTTGGTGTTACAAACGAAAACGCTGTTGTAGAATTATCCTCAACGGCAGGGGCCGGACTTCCTTGGTCCGGGTTAACTGGATTGCCTCCAAGAGCGCGCTCCAGATTGTTTCTTTGTGCCATTCATTACCTTCTTTCTTTTCTAAGTACCGGCGCCGAAGTTGGTGGTTGGTATCTGACGGCCATCATACTCTGCCCAATCATACCGCATTCCGATCTCAATATTAAGTAAATCATCACCATCATAGTCCAAATCACCAAAAGTGGCAGACTTAATGAAAGCATTGCGGAGCGTCCACTCGGCAATCTTACTACCATCGCCATCAAGTTCCTTAATGGTAACGGTACCCAAAGCCTGCTGTGAGTCTTTCTTATTAATGGTTCCCGGCGTGGTCCCTAGCTTCTTGCGCTGTTCCGGGGGGACAAGGTAGCCCGATCCTTCGAGGGCCCTAAGGAGAAGGGCCTGGCCATCAGGGTCAACTGAGTTAACCAAGGTCACCGTAACTTCATTCCATGTTACGGACCCGGGATAGTAATAGGTATTTCCTAAGAATTTGTGCTCGGTTTCGCTTACTTCAAAAGAAGGCTTCGTCGCTGATTTGGCTAAATAGAGCTTATACATACCGATCCCGGAAAAGTTAACCGTAAATCGATGTTGTCTTTTCGGCTCTGAGCCGGGTAGTGTCCAAAATGGCATTTTAATAATCTCCTAGAAGGGCTGTATTAACTAGATACGCTCCTTGAAAAATCCTTTCATTTCTCTTTTTAGTCATCGAAAGATGCTCCCGTGCGACTAATATTGAAATCAATGGCAATGAACTCGATGGCGCGGGTGGGCTTCAAGAAAATCTGGGCATATAAGATGTTCCTATCGACTAACTCGGGAGTGGTTGTCGTCTCATCTAAAACCACCCTAAAATCGCTAAGTCCAAAGTTACCCTGCACTTCGCCTAAGAAAGGCTTCACCATTCCGATGAACCGATCCCAAGTGATCTGTACGTTAGGATCGAAGAGGAGTCGCGAAGACATTTGCGAGATGCGCTTCTTGACGAAAATCATCAGGCGCCGCACGTTAATCCGATCGAGGGCGGAGGGGGTAACCTGCAGGGTCTTCTGACCAAAGATTACAATGCCTTCTGCCGGGAACTTGGCGATCGGGTTAATGTTCGCCTCATACAAGTCGTCACGGTCCTTGCGTCGCAGCTGGTGCGACACGTCAAGGACTGGAATACCAGCTGATCCTTCTGTGAGTCCGCCGCGATTAAAGCCGGCGGGAGCGAACCACACCTGCGTTTTACGCTGGGAACTTGAGAAAGTACCAAGGGCAGCAATGGAAGGCGGCAGCCAAACCATGTTTCCAGCGATGGTGTCGCGGGAGCGAACCCAAGGATAGAAAGCACAACCATACGAAGAGTTAAGCGCTCGGTCCCTCAAGTTATTGATAACTGTCTTCAGGGCACTCGCGGTGTTGTTTCGGCTGATACTTGTGCTATCGGCGCGAGGAGCGAAACCGCCCTTCAAGTCAATAACCGCTAGGGCATCAGCGCGATCTTCACAAATGTTGAGTAAGTGGTTTGTAAGACCTTCGTGTGTAAGACCAGGCATAGAGGCAAGGTTCATCTCGACAACCTCAGGGTCCGAAACAGAGTCCATAGCTCTCTTGATACTGTTAAACTGATAGCTGTTCTGATCAGAGATACTGCTAATACCGTTGAGTAACGAATTCCGGAAAGGATTCATCTCGGTGATATCGAGACCATCAAAGCCGCCGTACAACGGTACCGTAAAGCGGTCGAAGCCGGCGCCCAGGACGCCAGAGACTGCGCCCGACTGACAGGTGAGCGAAGTACCCGCTGCGTGAGAACCAGATACCCAGTAAGCAAAGCCACCAGAGCCCGTAATATCATCCAAAGTAAACCACGTGGAGCGTTCAGAGATGTTGGCTGCTGGGCCGCCGAACATTGAAGTAACAAGTCCGCCGCGGGCCATATAGAGGTCCACGTTGGAGTCATCAAAAGTGGTACCGCCAGCAGTTCGGGTGGTTTGCATTCCGAAGTAGGCATCCGTGGGGCTAGCAAGATTGCCAGCCGAAGCGCTTACGCGGAATTCAGGTGCCGGATTTAGCACAGACGCCGTGAGGGCTGATCCACTGATAGAGAAAACCGAAGTGTTGCTATTCTCGTCTCCGGCGAAGCCTCCCACAGCTGTGGAAGCACTGTAGCGATAATCGCCACCGATAGTAGAGGATGCACTGACCCAGTTACCTTTGCTTTCATTAATCGTGAGGGTGCTGTCGTCTAGGTACTTGATAATGCCGCGGAAACCGAAAGGAAGAGTCGCTGCGTCAATCGCATAGCTCTCCACATCGTCTGCCATGGCCACACGAATGTAGTCTGATCGGCTGTCGTACTGTCCCTCGACGCGGTATCGACGTTCGGCCGCCACCCATTCGCGGCGGCGATCTCCGATCTTGCGCGCGACATAGTCCAGAGAATCCGGATTGAGGTTGCAATTATCGAACTGCTCGACAACCTTAACAACATTATCACTGTCATCCAACTTTCTTACAACGACCGAGAAACTACCATAGGCCGTGGACTCGTTAGTAGAACTCTTGATGCTCTGAATGGAGACCTTGAGGTTCTTATTAGTCCAAGAGCCGGGCTCTTCTAGAGCATGCACGGTGAAAAGACCGGGCATTAATTCCACGTTATAGCTGTTAGTCGAAGTACCACGCTGTAAAACATCGCAGCCTAAAATAAGTGGAGATTGCGCAGCCTGGAGGGGGTCTCGGTGTCCGGCTGCAGTTCCGTTGCTCGCGTTTGTAAGGGGAACAATAGCGGCGTAAGTTGTTGCTGTTGAAGGAATGTTGGCCTTCATGTGGCGATCAAAAGTCTCCCCAAGCCAGTAATTATCCGTATCAGTGTTTATCGCGCTATTGGTTTTTTGAGGATTGGTATTAAAAACCTTACGAATATATTTGGAATCGGAGTTGGTAAAATTAAAAACCGTTTTCAGGTCGTTCGTCCCATCATAGCTTTTAATGAGCATATTAAACTCATAAGGTACGCCGGTGTCCTTAACGATAACCGACGAGCCCGAAGAAGCAATACCAGTGGTAGCTGTGGAGCCGGTAGCCGCCACAATGTTCCCCGACATCTGAAGAAGGGCCGGGCTTGAGCCGGTGCTATAGAAAATGGCGGCGAGGGCTCCTTCAAAAGATCCCGTCGCATTAGAGCCGGAGGTGGTAAAATCGCCTGACCAAGGAAGTGCCTCAAAAACTACTAAGCCCCAGGCCTGAGTCCCGGTCCAACCGGAGTTTCCTTCGCCGGAGAGAGAACCTTCGCCTTCGGCGCCTAGAAGTCGCACATAAGTAAGGGGAGAACTGTTTTTAAGATAAGCCTGCGCCGCGTACGCACCATATGTGGGGGCCGTAGTATTGGCGCCGGTGCGCCAAACATCCGAACCTCCTCTGCCGGGGCTCGGGGCACCGAAGACGTTCACAAAATCTTCAAAAGAATTGACGGAAACCGGGCGAAGGCCCGGGCCTTTGGCTGCGCGGCCGATGATGACAGGCCCGATGCCTGCGGGCGATGCAGGAAGCTGCGAATTGTCGATTTCATCAACAAAAACTCCCGGCGAAACAAATCTAAAGTTTTTAACTGACATTAGTTAGCTCTCCTATGACTGAATGGTCTTATTAAATAGTATCTTATAATGGTAACAGACTTATTCTCTTCTAAAGTGGATAAATTCACGATTCCAGTATCGCAGTTAGGACTTACGATACCATCCCTCCTCTTGTCCTTTGCGAGTAACTGGTGCGTCGTCAAAGACGGTGCGCTCGCGGCCAATACGATATTCCACTGCGTTTTCCCGTCTAACAATTGAAGGAGGTTCTTGGTTTTCACCTTCCCCAATCAAGTACCCCAACACCTCCATGGTAACAATGGTTTCATAATTGCGCTGCTCCATCCCCAAATTGGTTTGATTAGAGTTGTCGGCAAAAGAGCCATTAATGAAGACTTCATAGGCATGCCCCTGTGCTTTTATGCGCCTAGGCATCCGGGAATTGCCCGCAATTGTAAAAAACGGTCTTATAAGTTCATTCATTTGTTGTTGATACTCACAGCGCAACGCAATTTCATATGTAACGGTCACCCAGACTGGGAGAGGAATTGTAACAGTTTCATAAACCACACGTTGCGTGCTCATCAGCCGCTTGTTTACGCTATAGCGTGCAGAGCGGACTTGAGAATTTACGCCGTAGCGCCGATTCGCATAGGCATTTTGGAATTGAGCAGTTTTCTGTTGATTAATTCCGCGAGCAATTGTAATAGTACCTCCGCGGGCGTCGGGAACCGGGTAAAGGTTGGCATAAGGCAGGCCGCGGCGGTTAGGTTCTTTATTAACACCTGTGCGTGCGATAGTAATGAGGGGCAAGATAAGGGTGCCGTCTTTGTCTCTAAGTTCTTTATCGTCTTTGACTTGGTAGGCGCGCTCTGTGGTCGTCCATAACACGGGCACTTTTTTAAACCCTTCATTAGAAACAAGCTGGAGGTCAAGGTCCGCATTTACAAAGTCTAAGACCGCACGATCGATAGTTTCCAAGCCCGATGGCTGGAGTGTTATTTCTTCAAGCTTATCCTCAATTTCCTTGTCGCCAATATAAGCATACCTTTTGTCTCTTGTCTTTTTTTGAATTTCTTCTTGTGTGCGCTTACTCCGAGCCATAGTCCAGGTCCCCCTAGCCTACGTAGATGCCAGTCGGCACATTGGAAAGAACTTTTTCGGCTGAGTCTTGCATACTTGAATCAACCTCAGCCAGCTTATCGTAAGTAATCATATCCAGAATCGCCTTTAGCTCATCCCGCAGAGCACTCTGTTCGGCGGCAGCTTGACTTAAAAGATCCGATGCATTGAGTGTAACACTTTCACCTGGGATTGGAATGGAGGCAAACTTGCCCCGAATTTGCCCCAGCATTTCCTTAGTGAGCGCTAGTGCAAAGCGCCTGATCCACTGTTTTCCAATAGAATTGATACTGGAGTATGGCAGATTATTAAAGGGAACGGTGTTAAGATTATTTATGCCCTTTGATCCCGTGGAGCCGCGGCCAGTGTCGTCCCATGGTTCGTATTGATTATCAATTGTGAACTGGATCCAAAAGCTTTTGGGACTTGTGTCATCAGGGGTGGGGAAAAGCCTGAGCATGTTGTCTTTAATCTCATAAGAATAATGAGAGGTCCGTGTATATATAGCATCTTCATAGGCCATAGCCTGTAGTTTGTTCTGCCACACCGGTATAATGTCAAACGTGGAGTCATCCGCAAACTGCCCATAGGTTCTCATATTTCCCACAACGGAGAAGCCCCCGTAATAACCATAAAATCTCCACATGGCACGCGGGCTCTTAAAAAATACTTTACGAACTATAATTCTCTTATCTTGTACTGCACCATAATATGGCACCGTCGTATCAGCAGAGGACGACGAAGAAATTAAGGTCTGAAGATCATAATCTTGTCGTTGTGGAATAGTGGAGAATGAAGCTGAATAAATAGGGGTGAGGCCGCCGAATCCCGTCTCGGTGGCTAAACCTTCGGATATCCGGCGGACGTAACCATAGTCGAACCTGGGGTAGCGTAGCTCGATGTCCGATCCCGAAAGAGCTGACCCTGATTCAATCTGTCCATCTTGATTAAAAGAGGCTGTTGCTGCGCCTAAATAATTCGATAGCGAATTTTTTGTCTGATGAAGATTAATAAGATAGGAATACTCTAATACAGCTTCTTCGTAAGCAGCATATACATTTCCTTCGCTTAACTCAATATCGAGTACATCTCCGCCTAACTTCTTGTAGGTATAAGCCACCTGATCGACGGCGCCAGACAAAAAGGGACCGGACTCTACATATATTCCAAATGGCAACGAGCTAGATACATTTGCAATCGCTCCCGTAACGGGTAAAATATTAGAATTACTCGTGGAGGCGGGTTGTAAATTAGGGATTGCCATTGATAATACCTCTTTTGTTCATTACTAAATAGAAAGCCCCGACTCTTTCGAGCCGGGGCTTTCAGAAAAGTTGACCGAAGTCAGCTCTAGACTAGATCTTGTACAATCACAAGACCGTACATGTCAGGACGCACCATCTTCTTGGCGTATCGAGTCATGACTCCCTTACGGGGCACGAAATCTTCAACACCGAAGATTGTAGGCGTAGTCTGCAGTGGCACGTACGGAGCGTAAACATAGCCACTCTCTAGGAAGCTACCTCCGCGTCGGCCAACGAGGACCAAAGTACGCGGGAAGTACGGATCGACATAAATGTCGAACTTCTTCGAAAGTGAACCAACCTTCACGGTTCCAATATCGCCACGATCACTATCAGCAGTCACGTTAGCGCGGAAGCCAGCGGTGAACTCAAGGATGTTGGCAACTTCAGGTCCGCAGACGACGAAGTTGGCAGCACCGCGCAGAGTCTTGCGGTGGATCTGGGCAGAAACATCGTTGATGGTCTCAACGAGGGTCTCATACCACTCACTAACGTTACCAGTGAAGTCAGGCGTCGTAGAGGCACCCATTTCCACACCAGTTTCGCGGTTGACGAAACGACCAGCAGCACGGGACCAGTGGCGGATGCCAGCGGTTGAGCCACGAACGAGGTCCTCAAGGATCTCGCGATCAATTTCAAGAGCGATCTGCTCAGACAGAATCTGAGTAAGCTCGACCTCAGCGTCAAGGTTGTGGTAGGCGTTAAGATCTTGTCCTAACTCCGGGGTCCACTTAGCCTTGAGCTTCTTGGTAACCGCGGTGACGGCTACACTGTCGACCTTGATGTCGATCTCCGGAATGTTCGGACTATTCTCAAGTCCCCATTCCGCTCCACCAATAACAGAACCAAGGGCTCCGCCATTGTCGAAGTCGTCAGTCTCGGGCCATGACCAGGTGTTCGCGGCAGCTTGTGAACCCGTAAGCGACTTAGCAATCATCGCTTGCGTAAGGGTAGAAGTTCCCTCGAAGACCAGGAGCACGTTGCTCGAAGCGCGGTCGCCAATTGGGCCACCCTGCGAAGCAGAGCTGTACTGGGTGAGACGTCGAACAAGTCGAATGTGACCACCAGCGGAACCATTGTTCGCAGAACCTGAACCGGCGAGGAAGTTGAAACCACCAACGCCACCAGATCCACCAGAACCGGAAACCTGAACTGCCACAAAGTCATCCTTGTTAAGCTCTTCGCCCTCAAAGTTGAACGAGGACAGGGCCACTTCAGCGACGAGGACGGGGGATCCCGACAGATCCACATCAAAGTCGCAAAGCGAACCAAGCGTGACGTGCTTACTGGCTCCAAAACCACCAGTAGCGTAGTAATCACCCGCAGTACCGGAAGCAACGATCGTCCAGCTAGTGCCGGCCAAAGTTGCCGAACCAGTCGGGGACGCATAACCGTTGTTAAGGGCATACGGACCAACTTCTGGATTTGATCCGGAAGCTAGGTTGATACCACCAGTGATCTGCGAACCGACAATTCCACCACCATAGATGGATTTGTTGGGCTCGGCGCCAAGGCGGCCGTTAGTGGATGAGCGATCACCAACATCAGGTGAATACACAAAGTCCAGGAAGAAGATGAGGCCCGAGGGCAAGCTCATCGGTTGTACGCTTACGAGATCGTTGGCAATTAAGCCACCGAAAACGCGGCGAACGAGGGGAAATGCGACAGCCGCAAAGCCCTCAACGTCGCCAGCAGCCATGCTGGACGACTCACGGAGTAACTCTTTTGCCTGGTTCTCAAGCAATCGGGCCATCCCGTTCCGAGCGGCATCATCGCCGATACCCTCAAGAAGACCCGTATTCTCCCATTTTGCAATGAGAGCGGCGCCTTCCGTAGAGAGATCGCGGTTAACGATACCTTCGGTTAATTTTTGTACGATAGACATTTTTTTAACCTCCTATAGTATAATTTAGTCTAATCCTGCTAAACGCAGCATTCGATCCATTCTAGGATCTGGGGTTGCCTTACTTTCTTTCTGAGCACTCAGGAGCAAAGATGTATGCTTGGAAACTGCTTCACGAAGTGTTTGTGGCCTAGAACTATTCGTAGAGTTCGAGACGCTCACTGCGTTTTGAATGGTTTCAAACAAGATTTTCGCTTCTTGAGCCGAATTGGCACGACTAACAGCTTCGACAATTTTAGTTTTTTGTCGCTCATTCAAGGAGGTGCTGCCTAATGCCTTGTTTTGGTAAACAAGTTTGGCATTTGCCAAGTTCAAACTTTTCAGTTGGACCTTGGCCTCTTGTAACAGAGCGTGTAGCTCTCTAACAGAAACATTAAGATTCTTGATTTTTGCCTCATAAAGATCGACATCGTCCGGTGTTGAAACCGTCTCTGCTTTCTCTTCTAATTCCTCGTCTTCGTCGAGGTGGGCCGCTGCGGCTGCAGCCATTTCATCATTATTGGCCTGCTCCGTACTATTATAAGCGGAGCCTAGGGAGGACCATCCCTGAAGTTCTGGATTCATATCAACATTAAGAAGTTCGCTGACCAAAGAATCAATCATCTCTTCCGAAAGTTCAATATCTTCGTCTTCGGCTAACTCTGACGCCACATCTTCATCGCTGTCATCTTCGAGTTCGCGGGGCGTAATATACCCATCTTCCTGAAGTTCCATTGCAACGTCTTCGGACCCGAGTATGTCATCCGGGGATCCCATTTCTCCTTCGGCCTCTTCTTCTTCGAGACGGGTCTTCAATTCATCAAAATCGATTTCTACAATTTCATCCGCTGCAGGAGCATCAAGCTCCTCAGTTTGAAATGCGTAGGGAGTTTCCTCTAAAAAGGATGCATCACCCGGTTCAGTGGGGGGCGCAACATCGCCGCCTCCAAGGCCCATGTCCAAGTCGCCACCGAGGTCGCCCATATCCGTTGGGTCTTCCTCCTGCTCTAACAAAGTGTTTAGGGCGCGCTTTACATCGCTTGAATACTTTTCCAATACAGCAGTTTCGGCATTTTTTAATGCCGCTTCCTTAAGCGCTTTAGCGTCAACAATAGCTTCTTCTAACAACGAAGACATAGAATTACTCCAAATTCTGATACGTAATCAAATGTAATTAGTGTGTAAGATGAGGAAATGACTAATAGATGTGATTTCTAGTGTCCCTGCTGCCTGTTATCTGTTAAAATAAACCAATACGTACCGGTACTCAGAAGTGTAACGCTCTGCGCGCCGCCGTCGATTTCGATTGAATCCTCTGGGCCCGAATCCTGGTTGGAACCCATAAACTGACCGCCAGAGCCGGTAATCGTAAGTGTCTGCTCGCCATTGCCGGTAGTCAAAATGTGATATGTTCTTCCAGTAACTCCGCTAGCAGCTGGAAGAGTTACGGTTGCATCATCGGTGTCAGTAAGATCTACTGTGTAGTGGGTTTCATTTAACGTTATGTCATCAGTAATGGCTGTATAATTTCCGGCCTGCGAGCCACTAACTTGAAAGGTGGAGTTGGGTGTTGTTGTACCTATACCAACCTGTCCTGCAACCAGGGACAAAACGTTATCAGCGGTTCCAGCTTCGCGAGTGGTGAAAAAGATACCGGCATTTGTGTTGTTAAACATATTTTCAAAGTAACTACTACCGTTGCTATTGTTATATCTTATTTTAAGACCAGCAACACCAATATGGGCATTGTCAATAAACTGAATTTCTGGATGGTGATACGGATGGGTACCACTTAAATGAATATTGCCATCTTCAATAAGAAGGGCTGGCTCGAGGTTTCCAGTAATATGAAGAGGAGCTTGGGGCGACGCCGTGCCGATGCCGACTTTGCCGTCGCCGCAGACAACGAAAACGTCATCATTGCTGTCCGAATTGGTATAGAATAGATTGTCGCTGTCGCTTCCGGAAACATGTATCCGTCCCTTGGTATTGGCGGCAGACATGGATGGGAGGCTGAGATCACCGTCGGTGCTTAAACTCATTTTCCAATACGTATTGTCGGTACCCCAGTTGACCCCGTAGTCGGTGCCGGCTACGAGGTGCATATCGCCGCCCTGGGCGAGGATGTTCATGCCGCCGCCGGCCATACCAATGATTTCAGTGCCATTGGTACCTTGGATATAAAGTGTAGCAATTCCGCTGGATTCATTAGTCTTTAATACCAAATCTGTTGCATAAAGGGCACGACTAGAACTGATGGCGCCATCGACGACCAAGGGGATACCCGAGCCCGACACGTTTACGACTGCCCCAGACACCGCTAGAGTCAACGCGCCGGCGGCGACGATTCCAACAGCATCCTCGCTGAAGTCTATATAGGTGTTTCTCTGGTTGTCGTCTTCATTATAGATGTCGCCCTGATAAGTCTTGCCTTTTGAATATTTATAAGCCATATCATATATAGAATCTCAAATACAAAAAGGGTGGGCATCCCGAAAGATACCCACCCTTAAAGTTTGTACAGACCGAAGTCTGGAATTTATTTCATCTTAGAAGATGTGCCAAACACCCGCGTTAGAATCCCATAGTAAACTAATAGCAGCCAACTCACTCTCAAGTACAACCAGCGCTTCACCATCAATAGAGTTCTGACCCGAGCCACTAGCAACAGTAACGTCGTTTTCCATCCCGTAAGCACGTTTAACGTGAAACATCGTTCCGTCGTCAATGTTGTTCACGTTGGGAAGTGTTACCGTAATGGCTCCGGATCCACTTACAATATTGTAAAAGTCTCCTGCCGATAATGTATCATTACTAGTAATCGATTGCATGTTATAAGCAGCGCCGGCTTCGAAATTTGCCATAGCATTAAGGTAAAGACTATCACTGCCACCAGAACCAATGTTGATCACATCACTACCATTACCAAGATCGACATTTCCGTTAACCGCAAGGTAAGAGGCGGTAACAACCGCAGCAGATGAAACACCAATAGTAGTGCCATCAATAGTACCGCCGTTAATATCAACCGTAGTTACAGTACCGAGATCGGTAAATGTAATCGCACTAGCATCCAAGTTTGCACTTCCATCAGCAACGAGTGCCTTAGAAGCAGCTGCCGTACCAAGAGTGGTAATATCAAGATAGTTCAACTCCGTTCCGGTTGCTGTTACAGCAACACCAAGCAATGTCAAAGCAGATCCCGAAAGACCGAACGATGACGATAACTGAGTAGCATTGACGTGACCGCCACCGCTATAGATAACTCCCTTGCTATTCACCACAGTACCTGCCGAAGAACCATCAACAAGATTAAGCTCGGCAGCCGTGGAAGTCACAGCAGTACCTGCCAACGTAAGTGCAGAACCCGTAATACCAAAGGATGACGAGAGTTGTGTAGCATTAACATAACCTCCACCATCATAGATCACAGCTTTGCTGTTCACCACAGAGCCGGCGCCGGAACCATCAATAAGATTAAGTTCAGCAGCAGTCGATGTGACGAGCGTGCTCCCTAATTCAAGACCATTGCTACCATCGTGCGAGGCGATGTTTACGTTAATACTACCGTCCTTAAACACAACTTCGTCAGAACCAATCGTAATCATATCAGTAACACTTGCACCACCGAATGTAACATCGTCCGGACCAAGAAAGGTCGTACCTTGGACTTTGCCAGCACCGCTGTAGATTACAGCCTTGCTATTAACAACACTACCAGCGGTAGCAGTATCGAGCAAGTTAAGCTCAGCAGCCGTAGCAGTAACCAAAGCGCCAGCAAGCTTGAGACCAATCGACGAATCCGGATCTGCGCAGGAAAGATCTAAACTACCCGAACCATCATAAGTAAGACACGCATTAGCAGCCGTTGAACCATTCTGATTAAACTGAACCTGAGTGTCAGATCCTGCAGGGTTTGCAGTCACAGACAAATTTGAGAGGCCCGAACCATCGCCACTAAAGAACGACGCAGTTAGGTTGTTGATGTTAGTAATGCTTCTATGAACATCTAGAACAAGAGCCTTAGATGCCGCGGCCGTGCCGGCGGTCGTATCAACATAGTTGAGTTCAGCAGTTGTGGCTGTAACTCCATCAAGCTTGTTGAGTTCCGACGCATCAGCCGTAACTAAAGTACTTCCCAACTTAAGACCGTAAGATGCACCATCGGCATCCGACAAGTCTAGAGTGCCACGTGCGACCGAAGCCGCCGAATTAGCCGTACCTAACGAGACTTTTGAGCCTGTTAGATTCGTTTCTATATTAAGAGAGCCGCTGTAGACAGCGTCTCCATATTGAAATTTATAAGCCATATTTTTATTTCCTCCTATTATATGACAAAGTGTGTGAAAAATTGAAAATTCTAATCACAAACTTGGAGGAGTAAAGAAGTCAAAATTTATACCCACATACACTTTATGTACCAATTAGTCACGGAGGATCTAAAAGACCCAACTATTTTGGTATTAATAAATGTACCAATTAGTACCATCAGAATACAATAACAAAGCCCCATAAGGAGATTCTATTGGTATAATGGGAGAGCCGTCGATGGTCTGGGATGCAGACGGAGTCAGGGTGATAGGATTCGCCGACGAAGCCGTGCCGCTTTCATCCTTTACAACAACCACCTGGCCGATGGAAAAAGAGGTTGCATCAAACTCAATAGACACAGGGACCGACGTCACCCCTAAAATATAATCCGTAATGGATGCGGTGTAATTTGATGCAACGGCCGTTCTTTTGTGAACCAAACCTCCCGAAAGATGAGAGGATCCAGCAGCTGTCAAAAGATGAGAAGGGGTCGCTGTACCGATTCCCACCATATCATTTGCAGCATCTGTTCTTATAAGGTTTGCCGACCCGGATCCTTGAACTTGAAAATCAATATCGTTCGCGCCATTATTGACTGCAATGATGTCTGAAGTAGTTTCATCTAATGTGAGGAACGTCAGACCACCAGCCACAAAGTCGATTTGGTCGGTCCTAAATCTAATGTAGGTGTCATCATCATCTTTATGATAAATGTATTCAGCAAGCCCAATATCGCCGTCGACGTCCAGTTCCCAACTAGGGCTCCCTACACCATTAATTCCCACCCTACCGGTGGATGCATCGGTCTTGAATAGCGGGTTGCCTCCGTTGGAGCCGTTGCCCTTGACAATAAAGTCAACATTGTTACTACCATCATTGATTGTAACATCGTGTGGAGCAGTACCAGCATCGTTTAAATCTATGTATGATATACCACCAATATTAAATCTAAGTCTATCATTTGTAAAATTAAGATAAGTGTTAGCATCACCATTATGATAAATGTATTGGTCAACTCCGATGTCGCCTGCTACGTCAAGAGTATAGTCGGGGGATGTGGTGCCGATGCCGACGCGGCCAGAACCAGTTGCGAATAAAACATTTCCAGCTGTCGCACCATCAACTCGGAATAGGACCTTGTCGTCAGAGGAAGAAACGTGCAAAAGAGCAGATGGGGTGGTATTGTTTCCCAAACCGACGCCTAGCTTATTCCCATATCCAATGTTTACTCTGTCATCGTCTTCGTCTAAGAGAAGCATTTGATTGGAGCCAACAACGAATCTTAGTCTGTCAGCACTATCTGTTTCAATCCAAGTTCCTTTATCTGATTCAAAATATATTCGCTGGTCTTGATCTAACACCACATCACCACTTGCTGTCATACTTGAAACTGAGATGTCGCCGCCGACTGTTAGGGCGCTACTTCCAGTAGCAAAGGATAGGGCAGCGCTGCCGCTGATACCACCCGAACCGGTTTGGAACTGAAGTGATCCTACAGGACCTTGAGCATTGGCAGATCCTCCGCCACTAGTGATACCGGTCAGATTAGATCCATCGCCATAGAAAGCCGAAGCGGAGATATTTACGGAAGCCGACAGACTACCGGTAAGTACCATATCACCCCCTACGGGGTAGAAAGCTATGTCTCCATCAACATTAAATGTAAGATCGGCGGCAGTAGCGTCATCATCATATGTTGTGATTGTGGTTGCACCGTGAGTGGTGGTTTGAATCTGGAAATAATCGCCATTATCGGCTGAACTTTCAATTCTAAGATCAACACCACCATCCTCAATGTCAAGCTGGAGTCCGTAGTTGATGTCTCCGCCGCCTGCTTCGATCCTTGCACCTTGGACGAAACTGGTACCATTTGTTCCACCTTGTGCGTTGATAAGCGCACCGTATACTAAGGTATTGCCGGCATCAGCAGCGTGCGTAAGCGTTGGGGTGACATGCAAGCCATACATGGAGTTGGCACCGTTGGTGGCTGTGGCGTTATCCATATCAAGCTTGAGACCGTACATGGTGTTGTTTGATGTGGAGGCACCGGTCTTATCAAAATCTATTTCTAGACCGGTTACTGTAGTTGCATCGGTGTCGGAGTGGTTCTTGTCTACTTCCACCGTACCCACCACCTCTAGGGCTTGAGTGGGAGTGCCGCTCCCACCAATTTGAACGCTACTCGTTGTATAAGCAGTCGAGCCATTTGGGGTGGTAAAGATGCCGCCGGTGCCACCAGGCAAATTAGTAAGATTGGAGCCGTCGCCATAGAAGGCCGAAGCGGACACATTCACCGAAGCTGTGAGGTCTCCCGTAACACTCACACTAGTCCCATTAAATGTTAGGTTTCCATTATCTTCAAGTTCTCCTGACGTTCCAACCAAAACCAGACGGGTAGCTGTAAGCCCCGATAAAGTTGCACCGGCAAAAGTAGGAGAGGCGTCGCTAGTGAGATCCTGATTAAGTGCAGAAGCTGCCTCCACTCCTACAGTATACCCTGAAACGGTGAGTGATCCTCCCTGAAGTGCTGAACCGCTGACGCCTGTCGAGCCAGAGAGCTGTGTGCCCGCAAAGGTTGTAAAACCAGAGCCGGCGCCACTAGTGATGGTCGCAGCACCATCAGTCAGACGGCGGGCCGTAACTGCGCCATCGACAGCAACAGAGGCGCCTTGAATCGTTGTGGAGCCGGAATAACTGGTGCCGCCAGAGATTGCGCCGGCGGTAATGGTTGCAGTTCCATCGGTTAAACTACCGCCGGTAATAGCCCCATCGGAAGATATAGTGCCTCCCTGTACTGCTGACCCACTTACCCCGCTCGAAGCCGAAACTCTAGTTGCAATCGCATTCCCGGTTACGGTAAGTATAGAACCATCAAATGTAAGATTTGAAGATCCTGCTAATGCCCCTCCATCGTTATACTGCACTTGGGTATCTGACCCGGCAGGTCCTGTGGTGATGCCGCTTAGATTGGAGCCATCGCCGAAGAAGGCAGACGCCGATACATTAGCAGAAGCTGAGACGTCCCCCGTGATCGAAAGCGTATTGCTGCCTGTGAGATATAAGAAATTGGCGCTGCCGCTAAACGTGCCACCGCCTGTCTGATACTGAACGGAGCCCGTCATCCCAGTAGCATTCTGTCCGGTGGCAGCAATAGTAAGACCTGCAAGGCGTCCCCCGTCAGTAAAAGTAATACCGGCGCCAGCAACCAGATAGCGGCTATTGGTTACACGTGGCTGACGCGTTAGTGTAAGGTAGTCCGCGTCAACAGGCGGATAGGGCGCCGACCTAGGTGCTGGTCGTGTGCTACCATCAACGCTGTCGACAGTTGTTTTGTCCACTGGGCGATCAACGGCAGGCATAACCTTAAAGTTGCCAGCGCGTGCTGTAATACAATCCGCGGTAATCTGAAATTTATGCTCGACCTGTCCGAAGTAATAGCGAGTATCATTGTACGTTCTTACAATTTCATAATACTCGTCGCCATATTGGATGAAGTCGCCAACACGTACATACAGATTTTGATCGTCAACAAGTCGTTTCCGATGAAAGTTAACCGTTAAGGAACTCTTATATTCATACCCATACTTCTCGTTTGTTTGTTCATTAGCAACTTCGACGTACGCGAAGACGCGGACGGGGGGCAATGACACCTTTTCGATAGCTTCCCCGTAGAGATCATTAAAATTGGAATCTTCAATGCTTATCGGATAATAAGCAATAGTTTGACCAATGACACGTTCAGCTAGTTCGTCATTAACTTGTTTTACTAGGTCACGTTCTTTTTCACCAAAGAACATGGGCGCCGGCGGCGCGGCGGGTTGGGACCATTTATTTTTAGGATCAGCCATTTATTGGCCCTCCCAAAAAGCCCTCACATTTATGTAGTAGCGCGCGCTCTTTTAAGAATACCTCGTATGCCATTTGTCGCCATAGCCCCAAGCACGGCTCCTCCTAGCCAACGCCTGACGAGCCTGACCAGTTGATATACGGCGCGCTCGGGGAGACATTAGGATTATTAATGGATTGCACAGAAATATAGGTTAACCCAGCAACAATGTCGACATTATTAGATCCTGACAAACTAATTTGACTCAGCTTTAATTCGAGAGGATGCGACGAACCTGATGCAGCCACTGTAAAAAAGTTTACGCCGCCGTCTTCCGTAACGCCGTCTGTTGAAAATCCAACCCTGCACGCCTTATCATCATTATTGATTACTTGTACCCAACGCGTAACGCTAGGGAACACGATCGACACCGCGGTCGACGCGTTAATGCTACCACTAGCAAATGGTTTTCCTGAAACCTGATAGGATCCTACGTTCTGAAGTCCTACCTTATAATTTGTAAAAATTTGTCCGGCCATTATCTCTGTCTCCGTCTAATAAATAGCACGCTACTAGCTGTTTTATCTAAACAATTTCGCATCCTTTTTCCTTTGTAGTTTTTGTTGTTCGCGAATTGCCTTCTGACGCTTCACTTTTCTCTTTACTGAGGGCTTAACAAAGTAGCCCGTTTTTTCGCGGTATATCTCTAGTACTTTCTCTTTCTTACATTTCTTAGAAAATCGTCTTATTAGCCTTTCACTCGGCTCGCCGCGGCGCAACTCTACCTTTACGTTAGTAGCCACTATTCACCTCTACTTTCTTTTAGTTCGTCCATGTGAGCGCCCCACTGCCTCCCCACTGATCCAAACAAACCACTTATATCGACACCTGCATCGTTAGGGGAAACACCTGCCAAAGGGGCGCTTTGCTGAGAGGGAGCCATCTCGGGAGGGGCTGGGGTCGTCCCCTCAAATAAATCGACGCCGCCGAAAGTGTCCCCCCCAATAGCAGCCATTAATTTATTCTTATGCTCTTTAATCTTTGTACTCTGCTCTGTGTTGAATGCATTACGACGCATGCGCTCTACCATGGGTTCCTCTTTTGGAGCAGCAGCGCCAACGATAGGAAGGGATGGCGACACCCCCTTGGTTACCTCAGATATAATGCCCGATAGTACTCCGTCCTCAAAGATTACTTCCTTAATGCATTCTTTGATAAGGGGCTTTAAAAGCTTTTTTAATTCTGTTTTTTTCATAGTATACCTGCCAATACTTTCATACGTCTCACAGTCCCCTCATCAATCTGTCCTGTGGGGAGGGGCGCTTGAATCTCTTTACCGAGTGGTGCAACGTCGATTCGTACAGGGCGCCGGCGCTCAGGCGGCTCCTCAGGCGCGATTTCGATAGGCGGAGAGGAGGGCGATAAGGTTCTTTCTACAAATCGCTTCATACGTTCGAGCGGACTAAGTTCCATTGCAGCTGCGATTTCTCGGCGCAAGATGTCCGTTAAAGTAAATAAAAATTCGGCATCTCGAGTCTCTATTAATCCTGTTACGCGGGCGGTGCGGATCAGCAAATCAATTGCCGGACCCTCGACCACCTCATCTGGAATGATATTAATGCCCAATTCATTGTCATATTTATTCAATGTGCTGACGAAACTCGCACCTGGCAAATCGGTTGCTGGCATATTCAGCCCTTGGTCGATTTTCTCTAAAGCCTCGTGGGGCAACAGCGCGGCCCCCATGGCAACTTGCGTTTCCAGATCGTTGGCGCTGGCCGCATCACGCAGGGTTGATACAACTTTCTTCACCAGTGATGCGTCGAGGGAGATCTCTGATATATTGTTGATCATTTTTTCTGCTTCGGCAAAGCTGAGATCATCAAAATCTTCTTGTGATACTAGATTTATAATAGCATATACTCTGTTGAAAAAAGCTGCCACCTCTGGATCGTCGGTGCACTTGGGAGGAAGCACTAGCGCTACCATAACAATATCCTTGAAGAGCAGGTGCACTTCAGTCCTGGCGGCGGCGCCTTCGCTCTTTGCAGCGGTTACAATATTTACTATGTCTTCGGTCAAAATTAGAACGGCTTCAAAAATAGCCATCACACACTCACGATTTTTTTCTCCCACCAAGATTTTTAACCAACGCTCAAGCTGGAACTCCTGATGGGCGCCGATGGTAGATGGAGCAGGGGGGAATGTTGCAGCTCCCTTTCCGGGGCGTAGCTGCTGTGTTTTCGGACCCAGAGCTTGCGGTACCGGCTGCTCCACTAATTTTCTCTTGGAGGTGGTCACCGTTTTAGTCTCCAACTATCGCATTTAATAAATTCAGAACCTTGTTATTCTTCATAATTTGCTCATTCATGAGCTTATTTTCACTAAGTCCCATAAAAGCACCGGGCGTTGAAGGTTCGGAAACAATGTCAAAACAAATAAGCTGGAAATCATCCTCGACGATTGTCATTCCCTGTTGTTCGCTTACGGAACCCATGCCACGAGAGGAGATACCGATCTTAACACCAGCATCAACCAACGACCGAAGAATTTGGCCAGAAGGTGTGTCAAGCACTTTGCACTTACCCATGACCGAAGGACCCTCCATCCAAATATCTATAACCATATGGGAAACGTTTGCTAAGTTAATAATAGATGAGTCAGGGTGGTCTAGTTCTCCAAGCGCGCGGTTATCCTTAACCATCTCCGTATATTTCTTAACTTCGCGTTCCATAATCTCTGCTGGGTATTTTCGCATATTACCGTTTACAGTATCTCCTTCTTGGAGCTTGCCTGTAATGAACATGGCGTTGTTTTCACGAACTGCTTTCTTCTCG